AATGCTGGGGCTCCCTCGGGGGTGATAAACTGCGCGGGGTCATAAAACGCTTGGGCAAACAGGGTTTCTATAATATCATGTTCTAAAGAATCACGCTTTTCTGCCAGCCAGCAATCGGTGAACATTCGGATACATGTCTGTACAGCAGGTTCACGCAACCACCGAGCCCCTTGCAATGAAGCCCGTTTCCGGGTAGCAGTAGGGCACACAGCGTCTAAGTACGCCTGAGCGCCTTGAAAGCTGTTGGTGATGTATTCAGCCGCAAAGCGGGCTTGGGGTAGAGTGGCCCCAGTAGATCGAAAATCCGGGATTAACGCCCGTATGTCCTCAGCACTTAATCGGGTGCGCCGATGGGGTATTTTTAGAGACTTCCCGGCTGTAGGACCGGACGGGTCCATTGGGGGTACATCTGGGGTAGTGTAGGGGGGCGGTAATATTCGTTTTTTTCCACTCATGATTCCGATAATATAATCTAAAACTACCAATTTAAGTATGATTTAAGGGGCAGTTTTAAGTCAAACTAGGGGAATGGATGGAATAATTGGGTAAATCTACATACTTTCATACTAGATTTCAGAATCAAAATAAAATTATTTACGACCGTAAAATTTAATATTTGCCGTCCCGGTTGAAAGCCCTACAGATATAGTGCTCTGAATTGATGGGGGTCAGGGAGATTGTGTGCCATGCATCATGACATAGAGCTAAATATCTTTCGCAGAGAAAACAAATTGAGGGGGATACCAAAAAATAATCATGGCTAATATTCAAAAGCTTGCAGCGTATGTCAATAAAACTGGTTATTCCATAGTGGCAATGAAGTTCCAACTCATACAGGACCACGCAGCATATATTGGATAAAAGCTCATAATCTTTGCCCATGCTGTCAAAACGGTCCCTATCGGATTCCAACCAATTCCGAAGATTTTGGGTGCGTGCCCGAAGATCTTGATTTTTCACTAAAACGGAAGCCCACTTTGAAAATAACCGGGACATTAAATCAATGCATAATTTCCACATTGTATACACCTCATAAAATAAAATGGTGAGAAGAACCAGCAGTCAATCTAAGAAAGGAGCCAAGTATGCCGCTGGATTTACCTTCTCACGTTGTGTTTTAGTGGATCTTCTTGGAATCGAACCAAGGGCCTACGGGTTATGAGTCCGTTGCTCTAACCGATTGAGCTAAAGATCCAGATATAGAGAGCCCCGGCAATAGCATTCCAGGACCCTCTAAAATTTTATATGAACAGACAGACCGATTTTGGGCGGGGCGGTCCTCATCAAACCCAACATCAACTACCTCCGGTTGCCCTGCCTATTCGGCTTGCTATTGTGGGCAACCAAATGAAATAATTGCAATATTTAGCAATGGGTTTGTTGGGCCCACCTAAATACAAATCCACCAAATAGAACCATATAAAATAGGGAGTCCATTGATAAATTGCATCCCAAATATAAAACAAAAATATTTGCATTTGATCCTTTAATTCAAAATTGAAGCTTCACTCCAGGAGGATGAATCATGAAATTCATCGTCCTTCAACATAATCTGAACCCCTACATATAACCGCATCCGGGTGACTGACCCCCGGCATGGAATATGCAATAAATGAACCCGAAAGCGCAAACCTGGAAAATATTTTTTCAATAATCCCTGAATCCCGGCGCGAATCTGAAATTCACCCTCTATGGTGGCCGAAACATGCTGAGTGATTATTTTATCCAGAAACCCGTGCAACGACCTCGAATATTCAGCATAGGCATAGGGATATTCTTCCAGCAATGCCCTACTGGTGGCTTGCGTGAGGGCATCCAACTCTTCTGGGGTGTATGGAACCAAACTTTTTTTCATAACAAACCTCATTGCTTATAAATACTAATCAGGCCGGGGTTGATGGTTGTAAATTAGCTGAATTTCGCATGGCTTTAGCAACAACCACCAGCTCGTTCCAAGCGTGTTGGGTGCGCTCCCAAGTCCATCCCACTTTATTGGGGTTGAGTTTGGTGGGTTTACCCGCCTTGCGTTGATAAATGGACCAGGCTGTCAAAGTAGTACAAACTTTGGCTTTAGCCGTGGAAGGTGGTTGCAACTCCCCATAAGTGTCCCAATCTATGATTTGTTGAGCATCCTGAGATAACCTCTGAGTGTACTCAGCCACCTCTAGCCTGACCAGCCTGGGATCGAATGACCCCAATAAGTCCACTGAATCCATAGTGACGTCCTCTGCATCACTGGAATCCTGAACACTGGTTTGGTTCCTGATGTGATAATTGTGATCCCGGAGAGCTTGATTGGTCAATGTTTTCAATTGCCCATATAAATAGTTGGTGAATGGGACTCCCCGGGCAGGATCATACGTGCGGACCGCACGGCAAAAGATGAGCTGGGCCTCACCATACAAATCATCAGCATCTACTTGGTATTGACGCGCGTATTTCCATGCAACTGTGCGAAGTAATGGAACATATTGCACAAAAAGGGCATCACTGATTTCAGATATTATTGGTGGCATTTGTTTTTCCTCGTACTTAAATATAAATTAATTAAATCAACTCGCGGGCAATTAATTCATGGGCGGCCCCGAGCCGCACTGTGATTGGAAAGGACTGATTTTTCATGGTCCAAACCAACACGTAGTTACTGTAATGAACATAACTGTACATTTATTTATCCTCCGATTTAAGCGTAAAATTTACAAACACATATTTAACCTGGGGCAAGTCCTTTCTCAGATTGGTATTTTCATAGAGATCCCGCATAGAGTCAAAAGAGCCCTCTTGGTACTGTCTAGTGAATGCTTGGATTTCTTGTTTTTGGGCTTCGGTAAAATCACCCACCACGGTTACATCCACTGAATCCCCACCAGCAAAAATATCACTGGTAGCCCCGATTTTCAACCTTGGAAATTTTAGTTTTAATGCGGATTTAATGGCTTTTGCACAAAGTGCTGCGGTACTAATCATACAGATATATCCTCAATAGTGTGAAACAACACTGGACGTCCAAAGCAATTATTGAAGCTGAAACCATTTACCCATACCAGTTGAGCATTGCTTTTCTCACCCTGACGTTCAACCCAACGGGCAGTGTAAACAGGTGTGCCCCGGACTTTTTTGCCCTTAATCACCACAGAGCCACAGAGTAACTGGATCTGATGGACCTCACGTGCTGAAACAAAAAGAGCAAGAGAACCATGAGTGGGGCTCCATTTGCAACTATTTGCATATTTCTCAGTACGATCACATTCTTTGCAAATGTGGGTGCCTTTCAAAAAGACACGCTGTATCGATCCCATTGAATGTCCTGTAGTTGGCAAAGCATTTGCAATTGCCTGCAGTTTGCTGCCCCACAGGATTTCTGCGAGGCAAGGTGATTCTTTGTGGGTCATCACTTCTCTGGTCTGGACTTTGGACCAGATTTCTTTTGCTACTTTGCTGCTGCCACAAACACGCTTATACTCGGATTCCGTGTTTGCTTTGTGTGCGGCGATGCTCATTTTCTTCAGGTCTTGATTGGTGTAGGTTTTCATGATGTTGTCCTCTGTGATTCGGTTATGAAATAAATATAACTAATTTTTTACGAACGTAAAAGAAAAAGATGATATTTAACGTAAAATAAAGTTTACGTTGATATAGGCCCCTCAAAACGATCCCAAAACACCCACGATATGCCTAGTAATATAATGTATGCAAATATGGCATCTCAATTTATTGTCGGTTTTACCGTCCAAGCTTCTATTGGCTCAACACCGAGATTGTTGTGCCCTGCGTGGAAAATGTTGGGGTAGATCCAACAAACCAGCATTAAGGTGGCTGTGGATATATCCCATCACTGCCTTGGAATTTTATCATCTTTTAGTGATGGATGAAATGACCCGGCGTGGATGGCATCCAAACATACAGTGGAGAAAAACAGGATACCGGGGCAAAAAATCGACGGCCTTAAATTCAGAGTGGATTCCTTGTCCAGACGATTGGCCCCGCTCATGTCTTTTTTCAGAACATGGTGCCTCCGAAATGAAACGACAATCCATTTTATTGCTAGACTGGACCACCACCCACACCCTGAATGAAAAAGATTTAATTTTTATAGACAAAATTAAATCCTACACCCACGACAATTAAATTATATTTATGAAATGAAACGCCAGACCAAATCATTTTTATTTTACACATCCGACCACAGGCCATATTCGGTGGCGTTTCATGGAAAGCTGGGTTGGGGGATAGCCGGGGCGTTTTACGCCCTGGCTATTTTTTATTGGAGAAAACTATGGAAATAGATGAAAATTATGTATTAGACAGTTTAGCAACCTCTTCGGGATATATGATTCCAAAAGGGCTGCTCATTGCTTGTGAGGGTGATTGCGGATGTGCTGTATTGATGGCATATCTACTGAATCAACGCCGATACTATAAATCTCACGCCCAACTGGTGGATGATTGGTTTTATGCCACCTCCCCAGACATCATGACTCACACGGGTATTTCAGAGCGCACCCAATATAACCTGATCAAGCAACTGACTGAAAAGAAATGGATTCAATGCAGAGTCCAAGGGGTGCCTCCAAAACGATGGATTCAATTGAATGCCAATAATATTGCTGAATCTATAATGACTGGATTAAAAAAAATAGATGATGACCACCGCCGAATCAATCCGGAAAATTGCGCCGAATCAATCCGGAAAAATCTTCCGAATCAATCCGAAAAAATCTTCCGAATCAATCCGGAAAAATCTTCCGAATCTTTTAAACCTACTTTAAAAGAACCTACTTTAAAAGAACCTAAAGAAGTAGTTTCTAAAGAAACTACATTGCAACAAAATGTTGCATTGCTGCAATATTGCATTTCATTAGGTCCAAAAGAGCTACCCCCAACCCTAAAAGAATTTCCGCCTATTGGCAATTTCAATCCTTTGCGGCCATTTGATCCTGAAAACAACTACATTCCGCTTGAAGAATCCATTCAACCCAGATGCCGCACAGACTGGTGGTCTATGGCATGTACAGTGGGTGAAGGCCACTATTTGCAAGCTCTTCCATATTTTAAGGACCTAAATTGGGAGGATGGGCCTTCTGGCCAAACACCATTTGCGTTTGGTCGCCCGGATCTATGCCCCCGTGATCCAAATAAACCCACTTTTAAGCCTGGAATGCTTTCAGACAAGGGAATACTTGACAAAAATGAAATAGAGCTTCCTGCTACGACTGTGGTGGCAAAAATTGGGCATATAGACAGTAAGCTGGTTTCAGAACCAATACCCCACGAGCTGTTGAACACATTTTTGATTAAAAACAAGAAGATTTTCAGTCATTTGCAATTCAAGACCCCAGTGACCAAAACAGAGTTGCTGTTATGTAAAATTTTGAATCAAATCCGGCATCGCACGTTTGTCAGTGGCTATGAGTGGAAACCAGGGTGGCTGGATGGCAAAATCAGTAAAACAATTCAACTTCCTGGAGATGTCGGGGGACTTGAGCCTATGACGTGGACACGGACATTTGAGATCCTTCAGGATAGTGTGGATTGTTTGGTGGTGGCTCAACGAAATGGCCTGAATTATCCCAAACGGGTCGGTTTGAGCTTTGAAAAAATTGGGATTTGCAATTATTTGCTTAACCAAAATCCTGGTGGCACTACTTCACCCTTTTTGGGATTTTTGTTAGGAAATCACATAGACTATACAAAAATTATTAACTCCATTAAAGCCGGGCTGAAGCCTGAAATCGTTTCCATCGGGGAACACATTTTCAAAACAAAAGGCATCGAGAGGGGTAACATTTGGAGTTTGGAGCATCAACATAACTACTGGGTAGGGCTCAAGGATTTGTTGGATTGGAGAGCTCATCATTTGGATGATTTGGAAAAGTGCGATTCCTCCGGGGGTAACAAACTATGGCTGAACACGTCAGTAAACATGATGAAAATGTTGAATGATTATTTTACTGGTAGCAATTCAAATAATTCATGGTTGCGTTGGGAATTTATTGGACCGAACAAACCCGGTTGGGATGCAATATCAGCTTGGTGTCTTAACCGATACAATGTGAATTTTGACATCACTAAAGTCAAAACCGGACGGTACATCCCACGGGTGAACTCGTAATATCATACATTATATGGATGTTACGATGCCCTCAGAACTTAATTTTTTAGACTTTTTGGAAGAGCCTCTGATTGAAGTTGGCCCTAAATCAAAAAATTCAACCCACTTTATCACCAAACCTGATTCAGACCCAGAGAGCAAAGGCCGATGGCTATTGAGCTGGAAAGATTCTGATCGTGAAAACTGGATGAAAATTTTAGATCAGGTCAAGTCAATTCCGCATAGAGTGTGGTCACCTATGTTTCGGTGCTGGAGTATTCCGGGTGATCCTGAAACTCTAAATTTAGCCAAAGAAATTGGGTTTACGTTTGAATCAGTGCCAACGGCAACAGCCATTAGGCCCTATCAGCCACCAGAACCGTTGGTGGACCCTAAAGCCAAATTGTTAGATGACATGGCTAAAATTGAGTTGGTTTCGTCTAAAGTGGTATCTGGGTTGCGTGGATACCAATCAGATTTTTTGAGGTTTATGTTGCTTCGTGGCGGACGTGGCGGGTTGGGAGACGACATGGGGACGGGAAAAACCATACAAGCCTTGGCATGGGCTATTTATGCCAGTGCCTATCCATGTTTAATTGTGGTTCCAGCCACGGTTAAAATCCAGTGGCTTCGACAATGGTTGAAGTGGATTCCAGCTGAATCTGGAGTAAGAAATAGCATAGAAATTTTAGATGGTCGTACACCACGTTTGCTGGATAAAACCCATTCGTACATTATCAATTGGGATATTTTAGCAGATTGGACCGGAGCACTAGCCAACAACAAACAATTCATCACCAGTGGTCCATTAGCTCAAGTGCCTTTCAAATTGTTAGTGGGTGATGAAATTCAGGCTATCGGAAATCCCACCAGCAAACGATCAAAAGCATTTCGGGCATTAGGCCGTATTATCCCTGGATTCATTGGGATGTCGGGCACTCCGGTTAGAAGCCGGCCAGCTCAATTTTGGCCTTTATTGAATATGTTGGATGCCCGTCAATTTGGAAATAATTTTTATTTTCTGAATCGTTATTGTGAACCTAAAGGCACTGGTTTTGGCATGAGTTACAATGGGGCTACCCATATCCAAGAATTGCATGCCTTGATTACTCCATTGATTTTGCGTCGAATGAAAAGTGAGGTGTTGAAAGATCTGCCACCATTGAGCGTGGATGTAGTTCCCATGAATGTGGATGAAAGCGCAATGAAACAATATCAACGAGACGCTACAGATGTGTTCACTGGAGAAATGACGAAGCAAGAGCGCAGGGACCGGGTGGCTGGATTGTTGCGAACAGCGTACACCCTTAAAGAAGAAAGTTCCATCCAATGGATAAAGGATTGGTTAGACAACGGATCAAACAAATTGGTGGTTTACTGTTGGTATCGGGATGTGGTTGATTTAGTGATGGATTCCTTAAAGAGTTATCACCCGGTTCAAATTAATGGTGGAATTACAGGCAAGCACCGAGATGATAAAGTTCAACAATTTGTTGGAAATTCTAACTGTCGGGTGATGGTGGCTAATATTCAGGCGGGTGGAGTTGGTTTGGATGGGCTTCAAGCCGTCTGTTCAGATTGTGTGTTTTTGGAATTCAGCTACACTCCAACGGATCATGCTCAGGCGGTCGATAGGTTTCACCGATCTGGTCAAATAGACAGTGTGAATGCCTACTATTTAGTGGCACCCGGTACGGTAGATGAAGATGCTATTGATGTTTTGGACTCTCGACGCAAAATGATTGATTCTGTATTGGACGGCACCGAGACCGGAGTTGAACGGGACCTACTGACTGAAATTTTGGCAAGGCGTGGGCTATAATGAAAGTCACTCATGTAACTGTGGACGTAAGTGAAGAAAAACGGGTGTTATCTCATATGATTACATCCACCCCATTGCTGGCCCGATTAAAAGGAATTGCGGAACCTCAATTATTTGAATCAAGCTATGCCCGAGTGGTGGCTGGATGGATTTGGGAGTACTATGAATTGACCTCGGTGGCACCTGAGCGTGGGATGCAAGATATTTATCAACGAAAATTGGTTGATTTAGATGAGGATTTGCGAGATTTAATAGCCACCTTTTTGACCAATTTATCTCAGGAATGGGAACGAGCCACCCCGAATAATGTGGATTTTTCGTTTGAAGAGGATCTTCATTATTTTAAGGTTCAGTCTCTCAAGAAATTAAAAGATGGGGTGATTTCAGCCATAAATGATGGGGATACTGCTCGTGGAGAACAATTGGTAGGGGAGTATCAACGGCCTGAAAAACATTTGGGTCAAGCAATCAACATTCTCAAGGATTCCAAAGTTATCCATCGTGCGTTCACTAACACTGACGAGGCCGTGTTGGAATTGGGTGGACCCGTGGGAAAACTCATCGGACCACTTTGCCGAGAGGATTTCATTGCCTTTCAAGCCCCACCCAAAAGAGGCAAGACGTGGTGGCTAGAATGGTTAGCATGGAGAACTATGCTGGCGGGGAAAAGATCTATTTTTTTTAGTTTCGAAATGAGCCAAGATCAAATGGTGCGCCGATTTTGGCAAATGATCACTGGATGTAGTCGATTTGGGGAAGATGCGCCTATCACCCGATTTGAACCCCACGGGGATAAATATGAATTGGTGACTTATGAAAAAGAATCCACCAACGCCGTGATAACCGATTTAGGGGTAATTCAACGAGAACAAAATAAAATTTGGATAACCTCTCGTGGGGGTGAATTGCGACTTGAAAATTATCCAATGCATTCCATGAGTGTCCCCGAATTGAACACCC